TTAACATCTAATTGATTACCTGTTTTTGATAAAGCAGCGCCTGCTGTAATTTGACCGGCACCAGAAAATTGAGAAACGGTTAATTGAGTTGTACCTATTGTTGGTAAACCATTATGTGTAAATACATAACCATTTTCAGAACCAATTGTTCCTTCTTCAACAAATACAAAAGAACCACCAGTTAATTCAACTGATGTGTCAGCTTCTATATCTCTTGTCCATACTGTAGATGATGTTCTTACGTAAATACCGTTATAAGCGTCAAACGCACCAGCAGATGGTTCATTCTTTACTAATATTTTATCACCGTCTGCTAATGTTACACCGTCAACTGTTGTAACAGCAGTAGAAAAAGTTAATGTTGCACCTACACCTGATGTGCCATTATTGTATGTGTAAACTCCCAAAGGACCAGTAGTTGCAACTCTAACAGAATCTTTTACATCTAATCCTGAAGCAACAGAATCAACATATTGTTTTGTTGTTAAAGAATTATCGGTAAATCCTGCACGGTCTTTATATCCTGAAGGAACTGTAACTGTTCCTGTACCGTGTGGTGATAATGCAATATCTTTATTTGCTGTCGTAGTAGATACTGTTTGTCCATTAACTGTAATATCATCTACAACTAAAGAAGTAATTCCTGAAAGGTCTGTTGTAGCTGCAGCACCTAATGTAATTGTTTGAGCACCAATTAATACGGCAGGATTTGCTAACTTGATGTTTGTAACACCAGCGTCTGTTAATTGTGTTGTGCCAATTGAAGAATTAATTATATTAAAAGATATTTTATTGTTTGATACGGTAGTTGCAATTTGTGAGTTACCTTCAAAATCTAAAGTTTCATTTGTATTAAATGAATCTGTACCTGTATCTCCTACAATTGTAAAATTAGAAAAAACAGTTTGAAAGGCTAAATTACCAGAACCATCTGTCTTTAAAAATTGACCTGCAGTACCATCAACAGGTAATGTATATGTTATATTGGTAGCTAAAGAAGTAGGAGCTTTTAAATCTATATGATTTGTTCCATTATTTGTAGCTTCGTTAAATCTAACGTAACCACCTTCAACTGCACTGTTACCAACAATTAATCTATCTGTCGCTTTATTAGCGTCTACTACAATTGCTGAATTTTCTGTTAAAGTACCTGGAGCATGATCTAATAAATCTGCAAAATACTTACCGCCTATAACATCAATGACGTTTGCATCACCATTTCCATCAACACCGCCAGTACCTATAAAAAATCTGTCTCCGTTATTATTATAGACACCTGTACCGTATGAATAAGCTACTTCTCCTAGTTTAAGAGTACCCGGCTTATTTACTGAACTAGTACGTTTTATCCTTAAAATAGTTGACATCTTTAATATTCTCCACCATTCATAGTTAACGTACCTGTAGTTGTAATAATTTCGGTTCTAGTTACAAATTTATCGTGATTGGCACTATATTGTAACATGGCACCATCTTCTAAAATAGAAGCATCAACATCTTGTAATAGTCTTAATTTTAAAGCTCCATTTTGAACTAAGGGACCTGATGATGGTATGGTTACAGAAACCTTTTGAGGTCCTGTAGACGTGGATGAGCTTATCCTAGCTGTAGTACCTGAATTTGGATTAATTGTAGCTGTTATATCAACCATCTAAAATACCTTTTTATGTATATTTATATTATCTTTAAGTTATAATATATAATAATTTAAGTAGTTACTTCAGGTCGAACAGTTATGATTCCTTCTAATGCTCTTGTAACAGTGTTTCCAGCTGATACTATTTCTAAATCGTAAACATATCTTTCACCATCTAAACCAGCTGTTTCGCCAGCCGTTAAAGATAATGTAATAACACCAGTCGTAGGATCGTTGGCTATTGTAGTTGTAATAGTCGTTCTTGTTCTTGTTGAAGAATAACCTTTAGCCATTTTAGCTCTAGCTGTATAACCTGTAAGATTAAAAACGTCACCATTGATACCTTTTATCGTAACATCTGAAGTAAATGTTGCGCCTTGGTCTATTGATAGGTTTGCTACAGCGGCCATTATTTCGTTTCTTTAGATTCTAACCCTAATTCTTCTGTTATTTTTGTATTATAATATTCAGTCAAAACGTCTATTTTTTCCATTTCTATAATCAATCTAGTCTTATTAGACTGTATCTCTTGTCTTGCTATAATAATATTTTTCAATCTATCACTGAACTTAGTTTCATCATATTCTTTACC